CGTGGCGGGCGTCGATGCGACCGTTGGCGTGCTGGGTGTAGACACCGGAAAAGATTGGTATTGGCAGGCCGGAAGCGCGGAGATCAGGCAAGACGACGGCGATACCGCGCTAGCGCTTGCCGTGGTGCTCGAAGTCACTTACGTGGGCATCGATCTAATCTATGTCGGCGTCTCCGATACAGGCGAGATTAGCGCGCGCGCCACGGCAGAGGGCAACAGCGGGATTTATCACAAGCTGATTGAGATAGAAGGCCAGCTTACCCGTTCGGACGCCACCACGGCCGCGCAAGCCTACTTGGACGCGCATAAGGAACTGACGTGGGTTCTGAACGCTGAAACCAACGATTTCAAGGAACCGGACATTCTCACGGTTCGCCCTGGCGACGTGCTGTCGTTCACTCGCGCGGGGTACGGAACGACGGGGAATTTTCTTGTGCGTTCCGTGTCGCTTTCCCACATGGAAGCCGCGGTAGACTCCGCCGATTACCAGTGGACAGGGCGCATTGAAGCCGTTAAAGGCCCACTCCTCCGCACCTACACTGACATCCTCCGCGCGTCCACCGCTGGCGGAGGCGTGTCTGGTAGCGGGGCGCAAGTGACGAGAACGAGCGGCGCGGGCGTGTATTTGCACGAAGTTGGAGTACTTGCAGCCAATACCACGATCACGCCGACGCAAGCGGCCACGCCCGGTGCTACCCTCTATGTTTTCGGGGAAACAGGTGCTTCACCCTATACGGTGTCATTTCATACCGACTGGTTTGCCACTGTGCCCAACACTAATATTCCGGCCGCTCCCGGAATTACGTTTTGCTTCCCATTCGTAGGCCGATCCGATGGCCTGTGGTGGTTCTGCGGTCAAGCCGTCAACAACCAAGCATAATGCGACAACTCCTAATTATTCTCGCGTCTCTGGCCGCATACGGGCAAGCCACCACGCCCTACAAGGTGGCCCAGTCATCCGGTAGCGCCGCTGGCGCCCTCTGGCTGCAAGAGCCCCGCGCATCTGGCACCAACTGGTTTAAATTGCGCGCGGGCGCCATGTCGGCCGATGTATCCGCCATCGCCCCCATCGCCGACGGCCTGCCCGGCCAATGCCTTCAAACCGACGGCTCTGGCCAGTGGGGCTGGGCCGCTTGCATTATCAACGGCGGCAACACCACCGGGGCAACGCTGACCATCGGGACCAACGACGCTCAAACGCTTTCGCTCGAAACCAACGGCACGGTCCGGTGGAGCATCCCAATCACGGGCCATCTGTACGCCGGGGCCAATAACACCTCCGACATCGGCGCAGGGCTGTCGGCGAACTCGCCACGGTCGATCTATGCCGCAACTTCCATGGTCACGCCGAAGATTGGACGTGACAGCAGCGCCTCGCTCACGATCATGACGGACAGCGCGGACCGGTGGAGTTTCACCTCCGCCGGGATGATAACGCCAGCCGTCACGGACACCTACGATATCGGCAACTTGACCACGCCTCTCCGCGTGCGCGGCATCTACGGAAAGATCGTCGACACGGCTCTCGCCGGCGGCACGGGCGACTACCTTCAAACGCGCAAGCTCCAACTCTTCGACAATACCGGCAGCAGCACGGGCGCATCTTATTGGGATCTGAACGTGGTTATGAGTGGCGTTGGCGCCGGGCAGAACTCGTACTTCTACCTGCGCGACAATGCCGGGTCTAACGTGTTCAAATCTGAGCGCATCGCCAGCGGTGTAGCGGTGTCCCGTACGACTTGGTACACGGACCTCCTCCCAGATACAGACGGCGGGCGCAGCATGGGAACGCAACTTCTGAACTGGGATAAGGTCTATGCCAACCAATTAGGGGACTCCTCTTATCCGGTGGTCGTGTGGGGCGCAAACTCTGACTTTTCCGGGCTGACTACGACCGCACTTACAATCAACACGGGCGCGGCCACTGTCGGCTATGTCTGGACCGCCACCAGTACGGGCGGCGCAGGGAGCTGGCAAGCGGCGAGCGGCGGGCTTCCCGTGGTGGACACCACTGGCATCGCTAAGGGCTCCAGCGACGCGACGAAGATAGTGCGCTTTGAGGTGGACGGTTTCACGACCGGGACTACTCGCACGCTGACGCCTCAAAACAATTCGTACACCATCGCCGGTACCGACATCGCGCAGACTTTCACGCAAACGCAGACATTCAATGGCTCAACGGCGCTTGTGTTGAACGGCAATATCACAGGCGATTTACTGTTCACTTCCGCCAACGTCTACATTGTCGGCAACGGCACAAATTACCTGAACAATATCCACTCGGAGACGTTCACCACTTACGGACGAGTCAAGCCCGCCAGCGGCGTGACGACCGCCGATTTAGGGGCGGCAACTACCCCATTTCGCAAGCTGTGGACTGGAGATATTTCGTTCACCGGCACGATGACGCCGCCCAGCGGGACGGCATTTAGCGGCACGAAAACAGTTCGCGCGTCGGGCGGTGCCAGTGATTGCACGCTGACATTTTCGGCAGGCATTATGACCGGCGGCACCTGTTAATAGATCGCCACCGTGGCACCGCCAAGTAACACGACCTCAACGGCTTCCTCGTCAGGGTATTCACCTTGCGCGACAAACACCGGGGCATCGGGCGGCATCGCCTGCAATCTTTCGATCAACTCCTTGACGGTCATGCCTCAATTATAAACCTCCCCGCGTGCCCTCTCCCGCGCGGGCGCTTTGCGAGTGTGCGAAAACACCCGGCTATCTGATCCGCCACGCGCGGAAACAGTAACGGCGGCGTTATGCGCCGCTAGACTCCTTAAAATTCTCAATTTATGCGTACCCTACTCGCACTCCTGGCCATGGGCATGGCCGGGGCGGCCGAAGCGCCCAAAACCCCGCCCGCGCAACCGAAACCGGTGGAGACAAAACAGGCTCCTCTGTCCGAAGTCCAGCAATTGACGGTCGAGAAGATTCAGGCGCAACTGCAACTGACCAAAATACAGGAGCGGGATCTCCAGACCCAGCTCCAGGGCGTCATTGACGGCAAATGCCGCGAGCTGGGCGGCGGGGCCGCTCAGGACTGCAACGTGTTGCCGCCGAACGAGCAGCAGCCGCGCTACGTCGTAATGCTGCGTCCCAAACCGGCCGCCCCCGCGAAAGAGGAAAAGAAGTAGCCATGAATACCTTGAAAGGCATTGCCCTGGCGGCGGTGATTGCGCTGGCCGTCGCGCTGCGCGCAGAGGAGATCGAAAAACCAGCGCCGGGTCCCACTATCTGCGGCAAGGACGACCGAAACCCCACGGCCAACATCGATCTGATCCAGGTGTCCTGCATCGACTTCGACCGGCTTCGCGCGCAGTCGCCGGACTTCCCGTGGCCGGTGGGCAAGGTGACGCAGGTGCTTGTCCACGTGCGCGAAGGCGACGCCGTGCGCGTGACGGTCGATGGCGTGCAGAAATTCGCCGATTTAATCCGGGATGCCTGGGGCCGGCTGATTGCGCTGGTCCAGTTCGACGGCGTGGGGTACAAGGCGGTGACCGTCAAGGTGTACCGGGCGGTGGAGGGGTGAAACTCCGCACCGCTGCCGTAGTGGCCACGACCGACGACGGCGACAAGATCGGCGGGCCGTACTTCCTCCCGCTGGACCAACCCGCAAAACAGGAAATAAAAGAACTCGCCCGCGAATACGGGCCGCTGGACATCAAGAAACCGGAGCAAAAACTATGACCTACAAGGCAACCAACAGTGCGCACAACATGACCGTCGAAGCCGCTGAGAAGTTCGTCGCCAAACTCCGCGCGCTCGGCTTCCCGGTGGGCAAGTTGCACGCAAACGGAATGGCGGCCTCGGAAGCGGCGGACTACGTGCCCGTCGAAGAACTGGCGCTGGAACCGGGCGAGAAATACAACCTCGTCGCTTTCGCCGGTGGTGATTGGCACAACCTGGCCATGCTGGCGCAGATGTTCGGCGGCGGCAGTGTCGAGGAGTTTAAGCGCGTCGCGGCCGATCTGGCGACCGATTGGCGATCGGCAATCCTGAACATCCCCGGCGCCGCTAAGGCGATTGAAAAACTGATCAAGAAGGCGTAAGCGATGCGCACCGCATGGAAAGCAATCTTCGCCGCCGCGTTGGGTGGGGCCGCTACGGCGGCCTCTGACGCGGTGATGTTCGACGGGGCCACTCACCCCAAGCAACTCGCAGTTAAAGCCGCCATCGGGGCTACCGTGGCCGTTGCGGGCTATCTCAAACAGTCACCCATCAAGCCGGAAGCACCACCGCCCGAGAAGTAGACTCCCACATGCAGGGGAATACATTGGAACAACTCGAACGTATTGCGGGAACTCTCGATAATATGCGCGAGGACGTGAGTGCTCTCACCACGTCCCAAGCTGTCCAGACCTCGGACATCAAGCACATTTTAGACCACCTGGCGCGGGTTAACGGGCGGCTCGGCAAGTCCGAAGACCGCCTATCCTCGCTCGAAAACGACCGGGCGGAGGCGCGCGGGGCGTGGAAGTTTATCGCGCTGATCTCGTCGATACCAGCCGCGCTCGTGGCGTCAATCTTTACGTGGCTGGCGAATCACGGGGGCAAATAATGGCCAACATCAACCGCGTTTGGAAGCGGTGGATGGCGACTGGGTGCCTGCACAGCACGCACGCTTGCACGGAGTACCAGCGCAATGTGCGGGCCTTCAAAACGGCATTCCACCCGGCGCGGCACATCGAACTGGGCGACCTCCTCGAAACTACCGCCCTGCGATCCGGCGCCCGCGGCACGAAGGACGAAGCCGAACCACTGGAGCCCGACGTGAATAAGGGGCTGGCGTGGCTCGCCGAAATGGAGCCGTCCGAGTGGATGCTCGGCAACCACGATGACCGCATTCTCCAACTCCTCTCGCACCCCTCCGCCATCGTCGCCGAGCTTGCCCGCCGCCTGTGGTCCGACATGCAAGCGGCTGCCGATAAGGCAGGGACAAAGATCCACCCATACGACATCGAGCGCGGCTGGATTCGCGTGGGGGACGTGTACATGGGCCACGGCTACATGTACAACATCAACGCCCTCCGCGATCACGTCGAAATGATGGGCGGGAATGTGGTGATGGCGCACCTGCACGTAGCGCACACCTTCCGCGCTCGCAACCACGGCGGGCACTGGGGCGTATGCGTCGGCACTGGGGGCGATCCCCGCACGATGGGGTACGCGCGGCGGCGGCGGCAGACTCTCGCGTGGAACCACGGCATAGCCTACGGCGAGTACGCGGACAATGACAGCACAATGCAACTCCTCCAATGGAACTGCGCACACGGCGCGAAGGAGTCACCCCGATGGCTAATATCCTAGCGGACCTCGCCGCCGCACTCGCCAATGGCGGCATTGAAACACCGCCCGAGGGGTATTGGACCACGTTACAGCACGCCGACGCTGCTGGCTTGAGCGTACAGCAAACCAGCAAGATTTTGAAGGCCGGGGTGGCGGCGGGCAAAGTAGACCGGCGCAATTTTCGCGTGCAGAATGGCGCGCGCGTTGTGCCAGTCCCGCACTATCGGGTAATCTCATGACCCGCGAGCGCTGGGCGCTGCTGTTGGGCGAGTGGTGCGCGATCCTACAGATCGAAAAGACGCCGCGGCTTGAGTTTGTCCCGCCGCGCCGAATGCCTCAGCGGGTGGCGATGCTGACCGAATACTACCTCGCCATCGAGGAGGGCTGGGTTATCAAGATCAGCACCGCGCCGATGTCTGACCCGGAGGAAGATTTCGTCCACGAACTCCTCCACGTCAAGACCGGCTGTACCGACCAGTGCCACGAACGGTGGATCAGAGACGTTGCGGCGGCGCTGGTGGCGCTTAAGCGCAACGGTGGTTCCGCTGCGTCGCCCGCGCGGCGGTCATAGCACCGCAGGGGCAGCGTGGGTACCGCAGCGGCGGGCCTCCGTTGCGCCCTCCGGTTTTGGTCTTGCGGAGGGCTTGCAGGGCGACGGCGGCGGGGTTTTTTGGGGTGGTCATGCCGACAGCTCCCGATCCAGACCGGAGATTAGTTCTTGCGCGGCTTCTTCGCGAGTGGCGCAATATGGCGTCACGAATGGAAAGACTCCGGTTTGATCTTCGCCGTCATGGCTGAATGTGCGAACGATTTCCGCCTTGCCGATCCACGCCTCACTAGAATGGAATCGTTGGCGCAACTGCTTGCCTGCCTTGACGGCTTTAACTTCGTGATTGCGTGCAAATGGGGTATTCATACTCATCTCCTCTGCGGGCTTCACGCCGCCCGCTGGCGTTGGGGTGGGGGTTAGCGGGCAGACTTTGCGGCCACGTACGCGGCCTTGGCTTGTTCGGCTGCGCGCAGATAGCGCTTGGCCGTGGTCGGGGTGATTAACGGGTTGGCGTATTTTTCAATGGCTCGCTGCCACTTGGCGTAAGCGGCGTTGATTGCGTCTTGGGTGGTTTGCAGTGCGCTGTTCATACTTTAACTATAAACCAACGCTGCATTACTGTCAACAATAAAATGACCCGCCGCGCATTATTTTTTCTCGCCGCCGCTGGCCAGGACAAGCCGCCACCCGTCAGCGAGCAAGCGTGGAACGACTTCGCGGGCAGGGCGAACTACTACGCGGAGCAGTTGAAGCTCGGCATCATCGACCTGCAGGCATGGGCGGCGGTGCTGAAGGCGTGGAAGACGTTGCGGTAGCCTTCGCCCGTCGCGCCGCGACCATCTTCGCCGCCCACTCCGCGCGCTGTTCCGGCGTCTTGGCGGCGTTGGGGCCTTTGGAGACTTTCGCGCGCCCACCGCGCCGCCCGAGGGCGACGGCGGCGGGGTTTTTCGGGGTGGTCATCGGGTGGCCTCGATTGCGTAGCGGAAGGTGGTCCCCGCGATCACCATCATTTTCCGCGCCTGGGAGTGCAGCAGCGAAATCTCCATTTCCGGTATGCATTCGTGCTTGAGCGCGTACTCGCAACGCCCAACTTTCACGAACTCGTAGCCGTCGTGGCGGGACTTGCGGATAATCCGCGCGGCCTGGGTCGCCGTCAACTTGCTTTCAATTTTAATTGTCTTCATTTCTGATTTCCTCTGCGGGCTTCACGCCGCCCGCTGGCTTTGGGGGTGGGGGTTAAAAGCCGCGAACAGTGGCGACGTCGCCAGACCCGCGCGGGTTAAAAATTGAGGGCTTGCCAAATTTGAGCGCCGCGGCGTGTGCGTGCTGAAGGCTGTCGGCGACAAAAACCGGCGTGCCGTTGACGAGGATTTCAGCGGCGGCAGCAACGAAGACGCCAGTCATGCGGGCTCGGTTGGCGACGAAACCGTACCGGTTGGCCCCGTAGTTTTCCGCTTCGCTGCGGTCGGCGAGATCAGTGCGGATTGCTTCGGTCATTATCGTGGCAATTCCATCTTGGTCAAAGCCGCTGATTGTTTCGATGTTGCGTGCGCTGTTCATACTTTAACTATAAGCGCTTATCGTTCGCGTGTCAAGTCTTTTGTGAGAAAAAACACCATGAAAAAACTACTACTTTTCCTTGGCGCGCTTGCCGCCTACGGGCAGACCGTGAGCCTGTCCGACACGCTCACCAACGCGGTTGGCGGCGGCTCGTACACCGGGCGCGTGACGGTAACCCTCAACGCGCCCGGCAACGCCTCGCCGCTGTACTACAGCACCACCAGCCTGACCGGTTGGCAAGCGGTGTACTGTTTGGGCGTCACAGGCGCGGATTGCACGACGACGACAAGCGCGGGCACGTTTGCGGCAACCCTCTACGCCAACAGCACCATCACGCCCGCTGGCACCAGCTACTCCGCGCGGTTCCAGCCGACGAAGGGCGCGGCATGGTCGGAAACCTGGACCGTCGAAGCTAGCGATACCAAGCTCTATCAGGTGCGCTCCACCACCGTACCCTCCCCCACCGTCACCTTCCAACCGTCACAACTCCTACTGGGCGCCGGCTACATTCCCTACGGGGCCTCCACGGGCTACGCCACCTCCCTCGCCCCCGGCACCAACGGGCACGTTCTCACGCTGTCGGGCGGGTATCCGGCGTGGGCGACGCCAGCGGCTTGCGCGACTTGCGTCACTACGGCTGGCTCTTACGCTGACCCGGCGTGGATTACTTCGCTGGCCGGGTCGAAGATTAGCGGAGCGGTGGCGAATGCTACCCTCGCGGCGTCCGCCACCGCGCTTGCCGCGAACGGTGCCAACTGCGCAGCGGGCACTTTCCCGCTTGGCGTTGATGGTTCCGGGGCGGCTGAAACCTGCACGGCGCTGCCAACGACCATCACCGGCACCGCCAACCAGATCACGGCCAGCGCTTCGACCGGGGCGGTCACGCTGTCGCTGCCTGCCACAATCACCGGGCTCGCGTCGGTGACCTCTACCAGCTTCACCGGCGCCCTCACCGGCAACGCCACCACAGCGACCGCGCTGGCATCCTCGGTCACCTCCGGGCGGCTCTGGATTGCGAATGGGACTGGTGTGCCTACGAGTGATTCGGGCCTGACGTTTGACACGAGTACGAAGGCGCTCGTGGCATCAGGTGATTTTACATTGTCTACTGACGGCAAGGCGATTCTGTCCGCGGCGGGAACGCTGTACCTAAAGCCGTCGATTACGAATACAGAGCAATATATCCAGGTCTCGCCAACCGGAACAGCCACGATAACCGGGGTTATACTAAAGGGACAATTGAGCGGCACGACCGGCACGCGTGCCGATATCCTGCAAAGTGGCGCTGATACCATTATTCGAAATCAGACGCTCGGCGCTGGTGCGCAGGGGGCGATAACACTTGAGCAAAACGGTAGTGTCAGGCTGAAGGTATTTGCCGCCACCGGCAATATCGCCATCGGCACCACCACGGACCTCGGCTACGGCCTCCACGCCGCGAGCAAGGGGACGAACGGGACTTTTCTCTGCGCCGATATGACCGAAACGACAGGAACCACCCGCTGCCTGCACATGGCTGGGCAGGGCCAAAGCGGAAACATTTGGGAGATTCGCGGGTATAACGCAACGCCTGGGAGCGGCACGCTATTTGTCGGTGTGGATGCGTCTGGATTTCTCACCACGCAATTCTCCACTCCGTCCTCCTCGGCTGAAACCT